CTTTCGGGAGGCCTCTGTGAGCATACACTCGTTTGTTCACTACCATTTTACCCCTTGGAATAGGAGTAGGTAATGAACCAACCAGCTTGGGACGCATACATCCGTACGCGTATCCCTCACCTTGTGCATATCTTAGATAGGCACGGAGTGGTAGCTCTATGTGCACATGTGCTTCGCACCGAAATGCATCTTGTCAGCAATGCCAATGATGAAGGCTTGAGCCCCTTTTATGGGCTCGAATCTTCCTACATTGATCAGGCTGTGCGAGATGCTGCCTCCCACTTGGGTGGCCCCTTACCGCCTGAGGATGTGGTTGAAATCCACATTCTCATGCTTCAGGACGGTGTTGAGCATGTAGTGCTAGAGGACGGAACTTCTCTCGTCGGACCCTTATCAAGTTCGACAGACACGACTAACCATAGTTCTAGTGACGAAGACCGCATCGTGGACGATTATGTCGCAGATGCGCTCAAGCACTATAGCTATGGTGGCAACAGTTAGGAGTAGTGGGTTATGTCTAACTCACAGCATGTAAAGCCTAAGCGTTACATGTTTCGCACTCACAAAAAAAATCCGTCATCAAGATGGTTCCATCTACGTTGATAGCTTTAATAATAGCGATCAGGTAGTAAACCATGTTGTTGGCGGTGTGGGTGTTGACTCTCCTAATTGGAGGAGTAAGATTCACGTTCACCGTGACGCTACGTATCCTTATACGGCGCTATGGTTGAAGTTCGATATGGACTTCGGCGTGATCTATGAGACACAGAATCTGGTTATCGGCCCGGGTGATACCGGAAAGGTAACTTCTTCTGTGGAGGGTCATTTATTTGACCCCGTCAGGGTTTCCCCTGGCGTCGCCTCCTCTCGTGTTATCAACCTTGCGAAGCAGAAATTCGTCTCTCGCGCCCGCCAGGCGATATCCCCTTTTCAAGGGGGGGTGTTTCTTGGCGAGTTAAAAGAGGCGATTCATCTCGTACGCCATCCCGCTTCTGCGCTTTTTCATGGGGTGACTCACGGTTACCCTTCAGCTGTAACGAAACGGCTGCGAGGGCTCAAAAAATACCGTGATTTCCATTCCACGCGCAGTCTGCGGCAGGCCTCCAAGATTATCTCGGAGACTTGGCTCGAGTATTCCTTTGGTTGGCGCCCCCTTATCTCCGACGTCCAGTCGGGTGCGGAGGCACTTGCGCGCTTTGTCACGCAGTCGGACACTATACAAATAGTGACGGCTCATGCCAAGTCGCGCGATTCTGACGGGAGTGGTTTTCAAAACACTCGCGTTCAGGCCGGATTCAGTAATCTGACTTACTCGTACAACGTCCAGCAATGGACGGAGACCGAGTGTTGGATGTACGGGGGGGCTGATATCTCCTCTGGTTTAAATACTGAGTCTGCTTCACGTCTTGCTGGCCTTCAATGGGCCGACGTGATACCGACGGTTTGGGAGCTTATCCCATACAGCTTCCTCGTGGATTACTTCTCCAACGTTGGAGATGTAATCTCCGGCGCCACTTTTTGTACATCGCGGTTGACGTATTGGGGGCTTAGCACAATGGTCCGTCGAGGAGTGATCCTCGATGGCTATCGCTTCGTTCCCAACTTCGCCGGCGACGTTGGTGGCTCGGACAAGGGCAAATCCGCCGTATATATTAACTCCTTCTCACGGGAGGCTACTCCGTCACTTGTGCCTTCGCTCCAGTTCGAATGTCCTGGAGTGGAGAGTCTCAAGTGGCTAAATATTGCCTCTCTGGTGGGTGTGAAGACGCAGGGTGCCGCTTTGAAGCGTGAGCTCCAAGCTTTTCGTAACTAGCTGCTCCTTGTTATACGGTTAACTTTAATCTAGTCCTTACCCTTTCTTCCTTAATAAGGTGTTATTCCATGACTATTGCTCTGACAAACATCACTGGTACTGCCCAATCAGGCTTTACCACCCCCGGCTACACTGTCACTTCGGATATTTATCCTGGTGGTGTTAATGGTCGCCAGTATGCAATTACTGCAATCACTGGTACCCAGGCCGGTGTCCGTTCTCACTCTGTCTCGGACCCCTTTACTATTGCGTTTACGCGTCCTGGCAATGCGAAGGCATTGCAGACGCCCAACCCTGTAACGGGGCGTTATGGCACAGTTCCGAAGAACTCGTACAGCGTTATCGGACGCAAAGGCGTCAATTTCGCTGCAAATCAGGCCCCTGAAGTGGCGCTTGCGCGCTCTTACTGGGAAATTCCTGTTGGTTCTGACTCTTACGACGCGCCAAATATCCGCGCTCTTGCGAGTGCGGTGATTGGCGCGTTGAGTCAGCAGTCCTCGGGCTTCGGCGACCTACTTTGCACCTCCATCATCTGATGGTTGTGCCCCGCATTCTGCGGCAGTAGGTATTTGTGTCTTAACACGAGTGAGGCTTTATGGACAATCGTCTATCAGCTCTTTATTCGGCCCTTTCCAAGGACCTAGTCGCGGAGACAGGCAAGGATTGTGACTTTTACAGGTCGTGTCCCTATCTGATCCCCGATTTTACCCACGCACAGGCTTGTGGTTTTGCTCTGACCAAAGCTTTGGGGAAGAAGTTTGCCCCAAAGAATCAATTAGAGCTCGACCAGCGTGCCTATGCAAAATTTTCTGCAGCGAATTTTCGCTGCAAGAATTGGGTACTCAGACTGAATACCTCGGGAGACGAAGAGATTTGGGGCACCTTTAGGAAGGTGCTCTATGATTTCTTCAACCCTCGAGGATATCCGCTTGTTCCAGACCTTGACCTGCTTTGGCTTAACGGCCGAGTTGGACCAGGGGCTGCCATAGCGGCTACGGGTGGGGACTTCTATTCCAAGATGTTCTCATCTCAAATCAGTTATGTAGCTCCTTTGTTGCAGAAACACTACACTGCAAACACTCGTCGTTTTCGCGATTGGTATTTGGCGGAGCTTTATCGCTCCGTCACCCATGGCGATATGACGCGTGTGAAGGGTAGCAAACTTAGTTTCGTGCCTAAAAGCGCAACTATCTCGCGTATAATCTGTGTTGAGCCTAGTCTGAGTATGTATTATCAGTTAGGTTTGGCGCGGGTTCTTGAGAAAAGGATGGTGGAGTTCTTCGGAATCTCCTTAAATACCCAACCTGATCTCAATCGCAAGCTAGCCCAGAAGGGATCTATCGATGGCACTCTTGCTACGATAGATCTCGAGTCTGCTTCAGACACTATCTCGTTGGTTATGTGCAAATCTGCACTGCCAGCGGACGTTTTCGCGCTTCTCAGCGTGTTACGTTCTCCTTCGTTCGAAAAGGATGGTAGCTGGGACGACTTCGGGATGATCTCAACGATGGGGAACGGTTTTACGTTCCCTTTGCAGTCGATCATCTTCGCAGCCGCTGTGTCCGCCGTTTACTTAGTTCATGGCCGCCAAGCCTCATTCGGGCCCGGCCAGCCTTGTGGGGTCTTCGGCGACGACATTATCGTACATAGCGATATGTATGGTCGTGTTGTTGCCTTCTTAGATCTCCTTGGTTTCATTGTGAACGGTGAGAAGTCCTTCTTTGAAGGACCTTTTAGGGAGTCCTGCGGACGTGACTACTTTCAAGGTAGGAATATCCGCGGCGTTTATGCCACTCGGTTGGACACCGAGCAGGACTTCTATGCCCTCGCCAACTCTTTCAATGCGTTCACTTCCCGCTCGGGCGTCAAGCTCAAGCGATGTGTCCGCCTCTTGCTAGGTTGGTGTAAGGGGAGATTTATGGTACCACCGACGGAGGATCCTTCTTCCGGCGTAATGGTGCCATCTTGTCTCCTCACTGCTAGGACTCTGGGTAAGAAGACCCAGGGACTCGCATACGTTTGCTACGTATACAAGCCGCGTTTTTACAGGATAGGGGATATGTATGTCGCAACACCTAAGGGTGTGAAGCGACGTGCGTATAATCCCTACGGCCTGAAGCTCGCGTTCCTAGCTGGCATGGCTTTATCGTCCGGTCTTCCCATGCGTGATGGTGGGAGATGGACGACGAAACGACGGTACTGTTCTTTTTG